GTGGTAGAGGAATAGGATTTAGATCACCATTACAAGGTGGTCCTCAAGCTGGAAATGGTCAAGCTGGAGGCTCTGGATCAGGAGGTTCAAGTAGGGGAGGACAAGGTGGTTCAGGAGATACACCATCAGTTACACCATCACAAGGTAATGATGGAGGAGATGGAAGAAATTCACCAGCAGGTCTTGGAGGAGGCGGTGGCGGAGGCGCTGCTGCAGGTGGACAAGATGGAGGAACTGCGGCACCTTCAACAGTACAAAAAGGTGGTGATGGTGGCGCTGGCGCGGCTAATACCATAACAGGTTCAACAGTTTATTATTCTGGCGGCGGTGGAGGTGCACCTGAATCATCAGGAGCTGCTGGAGCCGGAGGACAAGGCGGTGGTGGCAATGGTGCCAACGGAGCTTTTAGTCCATCTCCTGGTAATTCTGCTGCAACTGCTGGAACTGCTAACACTGGCGGAGGTGGAGGCGGTGCGGCTTATGATATTTCACCAGGATTTACTAGCGGAGCAGGTGGATCTGGAGTTGTTATTTTAAGAGTTCCAACAAGTTTTTATCCAGGAACTACATCAGGAAGTCCAACGATTACAACGGATGGTGCTTTTACAGTTATTAAATTTACTGGGAACGGAAGTTATCAATCATAATGGCACATTTTGCAAAATTAAATTCAGATAATATTGTTCAACAAGTTGTAGTTGTATCCAATGATATTGCTACCACTGAACAAGCTGGTGTTGATTTTTTAAATAATCTTCACGGGACAAATGATGTTTGGAAACAAACTTCTTATAATACATACGCAAATGTTCATCTACTAGGGGGAACACCTTTTAGAAAAAATTATGCGTCCGTAGGTTTTACTTATAATGAAACTATTGATGGATTTGTTGAACCTAAAACTTATGATAGTTGGGTATTAAATGAAACAAAAGGGATATGGGAACCACCTGTTGCTTATCCTAATGATGGTAATACATATAATTGGAATGAAAATACTCAAAACTGGGTATTGAAAGAATAGTTTATTTATACTATACTTAAGTCATAAACAAATACAGAATGAATCTATATAATTTTATAAAAGTATATAATACTATACCTAAAAAAGTTTGTGTTAAATTATTAAAAAAATTTCAAAAAGTAAATTATAGAAAACACCAATGGCAAAACAATGGAATCGTTATTGGTTCTAGAGAACAAGAAGAATTAAAGAACTACGATTTAGAAAAGAAAGAACAAGATATTTTAGTTCCCTTTGTTAAAGAAGCTTTGAATAAATATAGAGACGATATATATAAGGAAAACCCATCAATTAATTATTCTAATAATAAAAATGATCCTTTTAAAATGATTGAAAGTATCTCGCCTTTTAGATTAAATAGATATGATGAACACTCAAATATGGCTGTTCACGTAGATCATATTTACACTATATTTGATGGTCAAGAAAAAGGGATACCCATATTGAGTGTAGTTGGAATATTAAATCAAAATTATGAGGGAGGAGATTTTAAAATTATAGATAAATATCTTAAGTTTAAAACAGGCGATGTTTTAATTTTTCCATCAAATTTTATGTATCCTCACGAAGTTACCTCTATTACAAAAGGAACTAGATATTCATTCGTCACTTGGGGTTATTAATATGAGAATAAAATATAATGAAAAAAATAAAGAGAATGCAGACAACGATATATTAACTGGATTGTTTTCCACTCCTGTTTATCTTTCAAAATTAAAAAGAGAATTTACAAAATCTGAATTACAATTTGTAGAAAAAAATAAAAAGAATCCATATAAAAATATAGGTAATATTACTTCCACAGATAATTATGTTCTAAACAAGAAACCTTTTGCTAAATTAAAAAAAGAAATTGAATCAAAAATTGATATTTATTTTAAAAATGTATTTGATCCTGTTGATGGGGTAAAATTCTATATAACTCAATCTTGGTTGAATTATACACAAACGAATGAATTTCATCATAGACATCACCACCCTAATTCTTTTATCTCTGGTGTTTTTTATTTTGATTGTAATGAGCAATTTGACCGTATCACTTTTCATAAAGAAGTTTTAGGGATAGAAAAATATTTAATTTTTGAAAGAAAAAATTGGAATCACTTTAATTCTGATCGTTGGTACTTTCCATTAAAAAACAAAGATTTAATTTTGTTTCCCTCTCATTTAAACCACGAAGTAGAAAATAAAAAAGGAAATAATTTAAGAATAAGTTTAGCTTTTAATGTTTTTATAAAAGGAACAATAGGTCAAAAATTTAATTTAACTGAGTTGAAATTAAAATGAAAAGAAAATTAACCACTGAAGAAATAATTAAATATTTTAGTAGTGAAAAAGGATTTGTTTGGGGTATGGACACAGCAATAAAGTCATTAGCATTATCTCCAAATGTATCTTATGATCTAGAATGCAAAGCTGGAGTTTACACTTTATTAAGATGGGAGTCCCCTCTACCTAAACCTACTTCAGAAGAAATAAAACTAGAATATGAAAGACAAAAAACTATAGCTGAATGTTTAGAAATATTTAAAAATAAAGATGGAAAAAAATAAATTAGAATTATTTAAAACTACTGTTTATGCAAACTATTTAAAATTTGCTAATGATAAACAGTTTAAGAAAAAATTAAATTTAATTTATAAAAAAGAAAAAGGTCGTATTAAAACAAACGTAGGAGGTTATCAATCTAATGACCTACCAAGTCAAGAACCTGTGTTTGCACCTTTTCTAAGTGCTCTTACAAATGAAGTTAATGAATACGCCAAAGAATATGGATTTATAAAAGAACTAAGGTTAAGTAATTTTTGGTTAAACGTAAATAATTACAAAAATTATAATTCTTTACACACGCACCCAGAAAGTTTGTTTTCGGGTGTCTATTATATTGATGTTCCAAAAAAATCTGGTTTAATTATATTTGAAAGAGTAGGGAAAATAGTTATGGATTGGGCTTGGACAGATTGTGAATACAATAAATTTAATTCTTTAAATTCTACTTCATACGCACTTAAACCAGAAAATAATTTATTATTAATTTTTCCCTCTTGGCTACCACATAAAGTTGATCCAAATTTAAACCGAAAACAAAAAAGAATATCTATATCTTTTAATTTTTGCAAAAAATGAAAAACAACATAGTTGTTAAAAATAATTTTTTAAAAAAAGAAGAGCTACAAAGTATTAAAAATTTACTGCTTTCAGATAATTTTTCTTGGTTTTATTCAAACACACAAGTAAAGGCTAACAAAGACTGCTCTTTCTTTTTTCACTCTTTTTTTCATAACAACAGGGCTAACTCAAATTATCTAGATGTGCTACAACCCATCTTAAATAATTTAAAGCCTATTGCTTTGATTAATATTAGAGCCAACTTGATGGTGAAAAAACCAGACTCAAATTCTAGTTATCATATAGATAGTCCAGGAGCTAAGACAGCTATATTCTATGTAAATACAAACAATGGATGCACTGAATTTAAAGAAAGTAAAAAGAAAATTAAGTCTGTTGAGAACAGAATATTGATATTTCCTTCAGGATTAACTCACAGAGCTATTGGTCAAACCGATACTGATCGAAGAATCGTCATTAACTTCAATTATTACGACGGCCCTCAAAAGTAAAAGGAGTTGATATCCTAACTATATTCGACTATATTTTTGTCCAAAAACCGGTATAATGATATAATGCTAAGAAAAGTACAATTTCTACCTGGATTCAATAAACAACTTACAGAAACTCAAGCAGAGGGTCAGTGGGTTGACGGTGATAATGTAAGATTTAGATATGGCTCACCAGAAAAAATAGGTGGATGGCAACAACTAGGAACTGATAAATTAACAGGGGCAGCGAGAGCTATGCACCACATCGTTAATAGTAGCGGTGTTAAATATTCTATTATAGGAACTAACAGAATTTTATATGCTTATTCAGGAGGTGTGTTTTATGACATACATCCCATCAAAACAACCACAACTTTAACTAACGCTTTTAGCACTACAAACGGATCAGCCGTTGTTACAATAACTTTTTCTACATCTCACGGTGCTAATCCTGGAGACATAATTTTACTAGATAATTTTACTACAATTACAAATTCAAACTTTAGCGCATCTGATTTTGACGATAAAAAATTTATGGTGACCAGCACACCAACTAATACTACTTTAACTATAACTATGCCATCTAACGAGTCTGGTTCTGGTGCAACTACTTCTGGTGGTATTAGAGTTCAACTTTATTATCCAGTGGGACCAGCAGAACAATTACCAGGATTTGGTTGGGGCTTAGGATCTTGGAGTGGTGAAGCTGCTAACCCTCAAACATCAACTTTAAATGGAGCTTTAGGTGACAACACGGCAGGAACAGGTGGGTCAGGAACGAGCATAACATTAGCGAGCACAACAAACTTTCCAACAACAGGAACAAACTTTATAAAAGTAGGGACAGAAGAAATATCTTACACAGGAGTTTCTGGAAATGACTTAACAGGAATTACAAGAGCTGTTAGAGGAACAACAAGAGCTGCACATTCAGATGGAGCTACTGTAACAAATACGTCAGACTTCGTAGCGTGGGGCGAGGCTGCATCAGGAGATTTAGTGATTGACCCAGGACTTTGGTCTATAGATAACTTTGGTAATAAAATTATTGCACTAATACATAATGCTGAAGTTTTTGAATGGAATGCAGACCTTGCAAATGCTAACGCAACAAGAGCAACAATTATTTCAGGAGCTCCAACTGCATCACGAGATATGATTGTATCCACACCTGATCGACACTTAGTATTTTTTGGAACAGAGACAACTATAGGTGATCAGTCTACACAAGATCAAATGTTTATTAGGTTTTCTAATCAAGAAGATATTAACACATACACACCCACAGCAACCAATACAGCTGGCACACAGAGACTTGCAGATGGTTCTAGAATTATGGGAGCGGTTAGAGGTAGAGATGCAATCTATGTTTGGACAGATACTGCTTTATTCACACAAAGATTTATTGGTCCACCATTTACTTTTGGTTTTGCTCAAGTAGGAACTAACTGTGGTTTGATAGGACAGAACGCAGCTGTTGAAGTAGATGGCGCTGCATACTGGTTCTCAGAGAATGGTTTCTTTAAATATGCTGGTGCTCTTCAAACACTGCCTTGTCTAGTTGAGGATTTTGTTTTTGATGATTTAAATACAACAGCTAATCAATTAATTAATGCTGGATTAAATAATCTGTTTGGTGAAATAAATTGGTTCTATTGTGCTTCAGGATCAACAGTTGTAAATAGAGTTGTCACTTATAACTATCAAGAGTCAACTCCTCAAAGACCAATATGGACAACTGGCACGCTAGATAGAACAACGTGGCAAGACTCTGCTGTATTTGGTAAACCACACGGCACAGACTATGACGCTAGTTCAAATAATTCTTATGATGTTGTTGGTAACACAGATGGTTGCACAATATACTATGAACACGAAACAGGAACTGATCAAGTTACTTCAACAGCCACAACAGCCGTAACCTCAAACATACAGTCTGGAGACTTTGACATAAGTCAAGGTGGTGACGGTGAGTTCTTTGCAAAGATTAGAAGATTTATACCTGACTTTTTATCGCAGACAGGTAATACACAAATTACTTTAAATCTAAGAAACTTTCCAAATAATACTGAAGCAAGTTCAGCTCTTGGTCCTTTTACAATATCGTCATCAACAGAAAAAGTTGATACGAGAGCTAGAGCAAGAGCGGTATCTTTAAAAGTTGCAAATACTGCTGCAGCTCAGAGTTGGAAACTTGGTGGATTTAGGTTAGACATACAACCAGACGGAAGAAGATAATGGCAAAGATAGTACAAATATTAACAAGACCTAGTAAAGAATATAGACAAGATGTTGCTGACGCACAGGTTAGAGATCTTGATGCAATAGTGCAAAAATTAAATACAACATTTCAACAAGAATTAAAGGATGAAGTTGACGCTCAAAACTTCTTTTTAAATTAATGTCAAATAGTTTCGTAAACGCAAAAGTAGATTTAACCACAACAGATTTAACAACTCTGTATACAACACCATCAGCTAACGTTTCTTTAGTCAAATCTATCTTAGTATCTAATGACTCTGGTTCTAGTTGTAATATTGATGTTACATTAGTGGATGCTTCGTCTAACATATTTAGTTTGTTTAAAACTAAAGCTATAGATACTAACACAACAACCGAACTTTTAACTCAACCTCTTGTGGTACAAGAGAGTGAGATTCTAAAAGTACAAGCTTCTGATGCAAATGAATTGCACGTGGTAGCTTCCATATTACAAATCCAACCAAGAGAGGTAGTTTCATAATGAAAGAATTAAGACCAGAAAAGATAATAGAGACAATTACTAATAAAAAAACTGGTGAAAAATACGAAAACGAGGAGGCTTGGAAATCAAAAGGTGTCTCCCCAGAGGACATTAGGAGGGATGTTAAGGTGATTATGCCAAGTCTTGATTTATTTCCAAAAACCAAGTAGATTGGAGTTTACAGGATTTAAAACCTGCCTATAACAACTTAATTAAATTATGCCAATAACAAGAGGACAGATGAAAAGACAATTACGTATGGGTGGCGGTATTATGGATGTCGTGCCTAGAGACAGAGCTTTATTGGGCGGTATTAAAAAAGCCTTTAAGAAAA